GTTCGCCGAACATCCCACCGAGGCCGATTGGGTGCTGGTCTGCCAGTATATCGCCGAGCTGGCGCAGGCGGGGACGATCACGCCGATGAGTTTCAGTGAGTGGGTCTACGGCGTTCGGCCGGCGCGAGTCACGCCGACCAACCAGTATTGAGCGCGCATCATGGCGGAAGCGAAAGGCTACAGTCCGTCGCACCCCGCAATCGCCGAGGCGATCGTGCTGAATCACGGCGTCGATCACGCGAAGCTCGCCGCAGATCTCGGGATCGCCCGATCGACGTTGAGCAACTGGAAGCGACAGCATCCGGAGCTCAAGAAGGCCATCGACGACGCGATGGCCGAGCGGGACGCCGACGCGATGCTGAACTACGAAGCGTCGCTGAAGCGCGAGGCGACCGGGTACTGGGTTCCGTACAAGATCACCACGAAGGGCCTGAACGCCGACGGCGAGCTGGTTGTCACCAAGGAAGAGACCGGCCGCAAGTGGATGCGGCCGAACCCGGCGGTTCTGATCTTCACACTATGCAACCGCGACCCCGAGCGGTGGAAGCAGCAGAACCAGGTGGAGCACGTCGGGGCCGAGGGCGGGGCGATCGAGATCACGGTTACGAAGTGTTACGAGCGGAAGGACAGCGCGAGTGGTGAAGTTCAATCCCAAGTTGAGCTTTAGGCAGACCGCGGCGTGGGACGCGCTCCACGACCCGGAGATCCGCTCCGTGCTGTACGGCGGGGCCAAGGGCGGCGGCAAGTCGATCCTAGGCTGCTTCTGGCTCTACCTGTACTGCTGGGAACTGATCAAGGAGTTCAAGCTGAAGGCCGGCAAGCACCCGATCCCCGTCGCCTTCATGGGCCGCAAACAAGGGACGGATTTCGCCGACACCACGCTTGAAACGTGGAAGCGATTCATTCCGGCCGAGGGGTACAGGATTCGCGAGCAGCAGAAGGAGATCATCATCGGCGGGGCGGTGAAGATCCTCTTCGGCGGTCTGGACAAGACGGCGGATCTGGAGAAGTTCAACTCGGCCGAGCTGGCGGCGACGTTCATCGACCAGGCGGAAGAAGTGACGCGGGACGACGTGGCCGCGCTGCAGGCGTCGGTGCGTCTCACCATCGGGAAGGTCCGGCCGAAATGCGGGTACAAGTCGCTGTGGACGGCCAACCCGCGGCTGTGCTGGCTGCTGGAGGACTTCATCGAGAAACCCGAGCCCGGGAACGTCTACATTCCGGCCCTGTTGGACGACAACCCTTACCTGCCGGGCGGGTACGAAGATACGCTGATGCGGGCGTTCAAGCATCGGCCCGAGTTGATCGAGGCGTACCGGTTCGGCAATTGGAATGTGTTCGAGGCCGACAACGCGATCATCAGCCGGCAGTCGATCCGCGACGCGGCCCTGCGCCATCGGACGGTTCCCTACCCGCGGCGGCTCGTCGTGTGCGACGTGGCCCGCTTCGGCGACGACGAGACCGTGATCTACGAGCTGGAAGAGACGCAGATCACGCGCGAGGAACTGTTCGGCCAGAAGCCGATCACGTACACGGCCAGCCGGTTGTTCATTCGCCAGAAGGCGCTGGGCGGGTGCCTGGTCGTCGTGGACGACGGCGGCGTCGGCGGCGGGCTCACCGACATTCTGCGCGACATGGGCGTCACCGTACTGGCGTTCAACGGGGCCGAAGCGTCGTCGGACCCGGAGCACTATTACAATCTGCGGGCCGAAGCATGGTGGGAGACGGGCAAGGCGTTCGCCGACGGCGACGTGTGCCTCGACTACGACGACGGGCTGCTGGTGGCCGACCTGCGCGCGCCCACCTATGATTTTCGCAAGGGGCGAATCCTGGTGGAGCCCAAGGCCGACATCAAGGCGCGGCTGGGCCGGTCGCCCGACCGCGGCGACGCCTACATCATGGGCGTGTACGGCCTCAGTCAGGCATGGTCGCCCGAGAAGCGGCGGCTGGAGCGGGAAGCGCGGAAGCGTCCGCGTCGAAGCTATGACTTCCAGCACGTCGGCGCGGCCGACGATCCCATGGCGATGTAAGGAGAATCGTGTTATGGCGAAGAGCAAACTGACACAGGCCGAACAGGAGCAATTTGACGAGTTGAACGTGATCCTGTTCGACAGTCGCGGGGCGCTGTTGGAAAACGCCGACCCGGACGACGTGAGCCTGTGGACCCAATTGAGGTTGAAGAAGAACCCCCCCGCGGACCCGTCGCCGCCCCCGGAGCCGCAGGTGCGCAGCGCGTCGCAGTTGGACGCGGCCGAAGAGGCGACCGTCGAGAAGCTGATCGACGCCGCTCCCGATCCGGACGACGCGCCGAAAGCCGCCGCGACAATCGAGGTGACCGCCTCCAGCATCGCGCCGCCCGGCTATCACAAGAAACTCATGTCGATCAATCTCCAGGGTCGGCGCGTGACCAAGTGGGTCTTCGTGAAGGACAACTAAGTGGCGACACCCCCGGCGGCAATGATCGAGACGTTGAAGGACTGGTATTGCGGCGATGCGGAGATCGACGTCAAGTGGGTCCAGCGCGCCCGTCGCGCCTACCAGTTCTACACCGGCATTCAGCAATGGGATCCGGCCGTGGTCGCCGTGCTCAGGGCCAAGGGCCGCCCGGCGCTGACGATCAACCGCATTCTGGCGACCGTGCACGTTCCCTGCGGATACCAGCGCCGGAACCGATCGGACATCAAGCTCTATCCCCGTCGCGGCGGCACGCGCCCGGTGGCCGAGTTGGGCACGGCGCTGATCAAGCACACGATGGACGTGAGCCAGGGCGAATACGAGGCGTCGGACATGTTCCTCGACGGCGTGGTGTGCGGCAAGGGCTGGCTGTCGCTCAATATCGACTACACCACCGACCCCGTGCACGGCGACATTCACATCGACAAGGAGAGCCCGTTCGAGATGATGGGCGACGTGACCAACGCCGCGTCGGATGTGAACAAGGGGATGCGGGTCTGGCGCTGTCGCTGGTGGGACAAGCGGCGGGTCCAGCTCCAGTTCGGCAAGAAGGCCGAGGAGTTGGACGGGGCGATGAACCTCGACGAGTGGAGCGGCGATCAGCGCTTCGCCACCCCGGATGAAGAGGATTACGTGGAGGACTCGACGGACCTGTTCGCCGACAACGGCGCGAGACTCGACGACGAGAACGGCATCCTGCGCAAGACGATGTACCGCGTGCGCGAATGCTGGTGGAAGAAGTGGGGCAAGGTGATCTACCTGGTCCACACGCCCACGCTGACGATTCAGCGGCTCACGTCCGAACAGGCCAGGGCCGCGGCCGAGGCGATGCTGGCCGAGCCGGCGGCCGAGCAGGAGTTCCGGATCATCGACCGCCCGGGCGTCACGCTGCATCGGTGCCTGGCGGTCGGCGACATGATCCTGGAGTATGAAGAGGATCCGCTGCGGGGTTCGACGATGTTCCCGTTCGTGCGGTTCGTGCCTCAGAACGCCGACGGGCATTTCTTCGGCATCGTCGATAACCTGATCGGACCCCAGGAAGAGATCAACAAGCGAAGGTCGCAGGTGCTCCATCATGCCAATCAGACAGCCAACTCCGGATGGATCGTCGGTTCAGACAGCAACGAAGAGGCTATGGCGAACCTGGAGCAGTTCGGCTCGCGGCCCGACCAGATATTCGTGGAATCCCAGTTCGGAGGCAAGCTCGAACGCATTCAGCCGAACACGATGGACGCGGCGAACTTCAATCTGGCCGAGCGGGCGGGCAAGGACGTTGAAGAGGTCAGCGGGATCAACACCGATCTGCTGGGCAGTCGCGGCGCCAACGAATCGGGCAAGGCCCGCATGGTTCGCCAGGAGGCCGGCCTGACCGTCAGCGAGACGCTCTTCGACAACTACGATCGGGCGCAGGCGGCGTTCGGGGATGTCCTATGGGACGTGATCCGCCACGCGAAGGTGTACTCGCTGGAAGAGATTCAGGCCGTTGTCACCGAAGGGTCGCTCAAGTCGTTTGTGCGGACCGATCCGCAGACCGGCGAGCAGACGCTGGACATGTCGCCGATGGAGTCGATGGCGACGGGCCGGTACGGCGTCAGGGTCGCCCGCGGGGCCAACTCTCCGACGATGCGGATGGCGATGTTCGAGCAGGTCTTGGAAGCCGTGAAGGCGGGCGTTCCGATTCCGCCCGAGATGATCCTGGAGATGAGCGATCTTCCGAACAAGGAAGAGATCATCGAAGCGATCAAGGCGCAGCAGCAGGCGATGCAGCAACAGGCCGCGGCCGGGGGCCAGATGGTCCCGGCGGGAGCGGGATGATGAATTCGACAGACTTTCGGCGCAAGTGCAGAGACGAGCTGGTGGAGTACTTCAACCGGCCGGATGGGAATCATGGACGGGAAGGTTACATCTTCCGAGCGAAGGTATTTGATGAACAGGGCTGCGAGTCCAGGGTTGGCTTCAGCGCAGACGAAATCGAGGACGGCCGTGCGTCCGCTGCGCGCATGAACGAGTCGGAGATCCGCGACATGGTGTGCAACGAAGGCATTCCGGGAGCGGCGATCAAGATCGCAGACAAATGCGTTGATACGATACTTGAATCGCGTACGCACGATAGGCCGAGAACAATGAACGCACGATACATACGAAAATCCACCGTGGAAGCCTGCAAGCGGCTGATCGAAAGCGCGGTCGGCTTTCAGGGCTTCCATGGATCGGTGCAGTTCAACCTGTGC